TTTACAATGATTATCATATCTTCTTCATTTTACGGTGTTCTTTTAACTCTTATTTTGAATCTCAACTCAACGTCGTAGCGTTCTGTTTTCACGTCAAAACCCATGTCGTTGGTGTCAAGGTATTGCAAACCATCAAAAGCCACCGAGTTCAATGTTTGAGGTGTAGCCCTATCAAGGTCAGCACGTACAGCCTTTGCCAAAGATAGCAAAGTGTCAGGATTTTGAGAAAACAAAACCAAATTATAAACCTCCTCATCTATCGTTGACGCTCCTGACTTTGTATCATGCGGTTGAACACTTTCATTCATGTACTTAATGTACGCCATCCCTGTGGTGTCCGCTGTTTGGTCCGCATGGTATGGCACTATCACTTGAGTAATAGCAGCGGTGTCACCCGCCAGCATCAAAGTGCGTAATACTATGCCTCCCGTCATCTCATGTATTTTTGTAGCCTTGCGGCTAGTGCGGCTCTTAGCTCGTTTTGCATTCGCGAGGTCGTAGACTTCATCGTATCTTCAAACACCCCCGTGTATTTTCCCGTTCTATTGCCTCCAAATTCCTTTGGTAACAAACCCTCTTCAACTATCTGAGCGAACCAACCGTCTGACCTGTTCGATACACTTCTACCCATCATTTTTGTACGTGGACCTGAAAGTATTACATTACTGTTTGGCCCGCTGTTCCACATACCAATTGAACGGCGAAGTGTTCCTGGCGTGATGACAGTGGTAGTGCCTTTTCGTTTCATCGTTATAGTTTGGTTCGCACTTCCTATTTTTGCACGTAAAGCCGAAACATATATTTTCGACACCTTACGGTGGATGTGCCTTAAATCCTTCTTATCAAGCAACCCCCAACGTTGCGCCTTGGTTACTTTTTGCTCAAATTCTTTGATGTTAAAATTTATGTTCATTCTCATCTTAGTAGTGCTTACGTTTAATGAACACATTTACAATAACATCTTGAAAGCCTGAACTTGTGGACTTACTAAAGTCTAAGAGCATATCGTTGTTACCACTGTCATAGATAGGATAATACAAGGTTGATGAGCAACTTTCACCCGTTAAGAATGAACCTCGATTATCTGACCTTTGAAAATTGAAGAAATCATCTGCCCAAGAAGTTTGAGGCATACACTTAGGCCCATGTGCACTTCTCATGTCTGACAAATCTAAAGGAATCCAATCTGAGTAGGTTAAATAAGTAACCCCTGCAATATAAGCCATCCATAAAGCCCAACTCTGACCGTTTGCAGTTGATAAATTAAACTTAGCCCCATCCAATAGGTAGGACTGAGAATAACCGTAACCCGTTAAGTGGTCTATTACATAGTTATCTGTTGCACCAGTGAAGGAATGACCGTTCCAATCTACATGAGCCCAAATGTTTGAACCTACTGTAGCATCCGAGCCGTTGCCATCTGTATCTGTAAACCTTAATTTATTCCCAAAGGCGTTGTTATACTTCAAAAGGGTAGGACTTACTAAGTCTGTTCCACTTGTTCCCGTTGCTGGTGTTACCCTTATATCCGATTGGTCTGCTAAGTAGTTTAACTCAGCGGCGAACTCAGGATAGGTGGGAGGTGTTCTGTCATAAGCCCCCGCCTCGTACACGCTCTGTGAATCTCCTGTTGTATAAGACACGTTAAACAGTGGGGAGGTGTTCTGATAACAGATACCACTTGGAGTGCTTGCACTTGGTACAACGATTGTCATTAATGTACCCGTAACACTGGCAGAAGTTACCACCGTATTAGGTATTATTATTTTGCGAACCGTTGGAAGCGTTAGAATAGTTCCTGCTGAATCTTCAAGGGTGCTGTCTCCTATAGCTACATTCGTGTCGTTTGCGTAGTTTATGCCTGTCTCTATAACTGTACCGTTAGAATTAACAACCTTTACCGTTTGGTCAGCTAATGCGTAAATAGCACCAGCAGGAAAAGAAGACACAGTGGCTAGCGTTATCCCCCCTGATGAGTTGATTCTAATAGCAGACCAAGCACATACAATATCTTGCAACGAAGGAACGTCTGCGGCTGTCCCGTTTACTTGTGTTAGATTTATGTCTGGCGCAGTGTACTCAACACCACTAGGAGCGTCAGCATTGAACGAACCGTCCGAATTGGTTATGGGAGTGTCAGCTATATCTATTTCCCCGCCTGCTGGGTACGAGGTTACGTCCTGCAATTTAGTGCCGTCACTATTCAACACATCCAAGTCAGGAAACGCACAAGCAACATCAGCATTCGCCACAACGTCGCGCGTCGTGCCGTCAGCATCCGTAACCGTTACATCAGGACCAGTGCCCGTTGCACCGCTTGTGATTTCCAACGTATAAGACCCGTCAGAATTTACATACGTTCCCGGGCTACACGCCGCAGGAGTTGAAGACCCAGCCCCGTTATTTCTCAACTCACAATTCAAATGAATCCACTCACGATGGACGACCTCCTGAGCTGAAATAATATTGTAAATTTTAGAATCCAACACAACGCGCATCTGAGGCGTAATCGCCTTCGTTGATAGCGAGTACCTTATTTTGAAAACGAGGCTTTGTATGGGGGTGATTTGATCGCTATGGTCGTCTTCAGTGCCAGACTTTGCGCGGTCATCACGTTCAGCCCATACCGTAGCGTAATTTGACCAAGATTTATTGGCCGCGCCAGTGAGTGAAACGGTAGTTGTCACACTCTGAATAGCTATACGCACATCTAATCTTCCCGCTCTCATCCTAGATTTCTATATTCTGAAATTACATTCATTATGCCGTTTGGAACTTGTCGCGCAATTGTTCCTACAATCGTGTCACCTCGAAGCTCGTACCAGTCCATTACCAGTAATTTAACCGCCGTTACAAGTGCTTCAGGTGTTTCGCTTGCGCTCGCATCCCATCCTATTGTTGCCGATATTTTTACGCGGTCTGATGCGTAGCTATACAGTGATGGCGTGTTGGTGAACTCCATTCGTGGCACCGTTGAATTCAATGATGTCCACCAATTAGCCTCAGCGAGCGTTGCGTAGGTCGTCGCGTCGGTTTTGTACTTTACGCTCTCAACCGAAATGATTGGCGACCACGGAAGCGTGATGCCGTAAAAACTTTCCGCATAAAATTCAACCGTTACCCGGTCCATCATTCTGCCGCAAAGGTTTTGAATTTTGTTAATGGCAGCAAGTCGAAGGGCGGTGATTGTTGTGTCCTCGTCCGTGAAGTCAACGCGCAAATGCTCCTTTAAATTAGCCAAGCTAATGATGTCCTCTGGAGTTATTGCAGACGTGAATTTTGTATTGACTGTTGCCATGATTTGAATAAAAAAGCCCCACCCGATTGTGGGCGGGGCTTAGTTTAAAAAACTTACTTTTTTGCTTTATCCTAAATTGGCTTAGGTAAGGCCAACCTGTGTATAACGTGCAAACGCTTCAGGATTCTGTGCAAGCATGTCAACCCATCTGTTAAGGTGGATAACTATCTGCGCAGTGTTCGCCGAAGTGTAAGGATCAACAAGGAAGTCAAGTGAGCCCCAATTTCCGAACAAGATATTCGAGAAGTCACCATAAACAATCTGACCAAGTATCGCAGTCGAATCAGCAAGGTAAGGAGTTGCCATAAACTCGCTGCCTTTAATCTTACCATCTCTGATAAGAGCATCAACACCCGTAACGTTTACCGCAGAACCGAAGAACTCATCTGTTAAAGGTGAGATTGCAAACTTCGATGCTGAAAGGTCTCCGTGATCTTCAAGAACCGCTTTACGCAAAGCCGCGCAAATCTGCTCGTAATCCGTGCCGTCAGCAATCGTTGGAGCGTTAACACCTGAGTACGTCATAAGTCCAGTGATTGCAGCAGAACCGCCACCGCTGAACATATCGTAATTCAACTTCCTGTCATGCCCGCGTCTCAGGGCGTTTGCGATGATCGTCTCAGCAGCCAAAGGCGACTGAAGCATCAACTGCTTGGAGTAGGTTGTTTTTGAGCTATAACGCTTTGGTGTCATAGTCCACTGGTCAATCTCTAATCCAGCATCAGCACCCGCCGCAACCTCTGTCGCTGCCGTTGCTGTAGCCGCTGCCGACTCGCGAGGGAATTGGATAGTACCTACCAATCCATTCAATTGGGTTGCCCCAAGTGTTTCGATTACTGTAGGAGCCATCAAAGCCTCGATAAATTTAGGCACTACCGTTGGAACAAATCCAGACCCGTCACCCGATCCCGCTTGGAAGTCATCAGCACCACCGGCACGTGTTCCTAACCATGCAGTAGGATAAGAAAATGTATTCGCGCCACCACCGTCAAGAGACGAACGCTTTCCTTCTTGGTCAATCTCAGCAAGTGCCCCTTCGAGCTTTCGCCCGTCAGCCATTGCCACAAACGCGCGTCCAAAGTCTGCACCTTTTACCGCTTTGTTCACCTCGCGTGTCTCGCCGTCTGCTGATGTTGCAGGGTCAACGATTCTCGCGTTTGCCGCTAGAACAGCTTCGCGCTGCTCACGTGCTTCGATTTGCTTATCGAGTCCTTTAACTTCGCCCGCTAGGGTGTCCATTTCAGTCTCTTGCTCTGTCGAGCGTTCTGACTGCCCGTCGAGGGTAGTCAGTAAGCGGGTTTTTTCGTCCCGCAACTGCTTCAATTCCGTGGAATTCTTCATTGTGTGTTTATTTGTCGCAACTGATCGCTGCGGGGTTTCTTTTTCTTTTTTCGGTGCGGGTATTGTCACAACCTTTGCGGGTGGTGTTTCTTCTACTTCACGCACGACAAAAGCCGTGTGCTTGGTTTCCTTATTTTCTTTTCTCTCTTCGCTTCTCGATGTGCTTCGAGGGTCGGCGGGTACTGGTGCTACGCTCAATTCAAGCGGCTCCCAATCTGTAGCCCTCCAATTTGGCAGC